TTTATCACACCGCTACTGTATTTACACACCTTTTATACACTATACATACAACAAGTACTGGCCAAATCCCGCATATATATAGTTACACTCTAATAGCTAAACATAAAAATATTTTTAACATGCATATTACAGTTAAAACAAACGCACAGCATAAATACAATTGCCATACAAATAACAAGAATGGAACAATATTCATTTCCCAGAGCCCACCACCATCCACCACACAGGGGTACAACCACGCAAAAGAGAACTGCCCAATACAGCTTCTACTTTATATAGTATACACCTCTCCCGGTTAGTAAAGCAAACGGAATAGGTGGTAGTTGCCAACAACAATCATAGGATCAAGAATATTACAAAACATCGCTGCCGGTCGTGGCCAACGGCCAGATAACTAATTCGGTTGCTGGAAGGCTGAGTAATCTTGTTGTTGAAACTTGCAAAGTACATACCTGAAAGTTGGCAACGGAGTTGGCGACCGTTATCGGTTTCACTGAAAGAAAGCTTTATTAAAGAAGTATCCAAAAAAACAGTGTGTATAGCCCCTGCACGTCCAAGCCGGACGGAAGCCAAAGACTAAAAGCCAGGTGTGGCTATTGACCTTACATGACTCAATAACAAATCACGCAGAGACCGGTACCATGACAAATATATTTAATACCCTTAAATGTAATATAAGTTAAGGAATGTACAAGACAAGTTAACACAGTACTGCAGTTGATACAAGAACAAAAATATAAAGTGCATGTGCAACACAGGTAATGCCATAGATTAAACCCCCCGTCTACGTTTTTTAGCAGACCGTACTGGGCGGGTAGGGGTCTCTACACGAGACCGCTTTCTAGAGGAGGTAGAAGACGAGCTAACCCCAGTTTGAGATAAAAATCTGCGACCCAAAGGATATCTGTCAAGATCAGAGGACAAACGTTCTGTAAGATCCACCTTCCAAAAAGATAATTTATCATATGGGTCCTGTTTTTCCTTGGGAGGTTCTGCAGCAGGGCAGCGTGTGGCTAAAGATGTTAAAAATCTGTATGTATCTCCAATAGAAGAAGGAGGCGGTGGTACAAACCCTAGCTGCCAGTCCTCAATTATAGCTGGATCCATTACATGTATATGGGCTAATACATCAGCTGTGAGAGGAACCTTGCATAATTGCAATATAAGAGCAATCTCAAATTCCTCTACATGTCGCAGATAATGTTTATAGCTGGTGGCAGCATATTGCTGTGCAACGCCAGCGTCTGACTTAACATTTATTGTAAAATTTACATTGTGTGTGTTATCAACCAATGTAATAAATAAATTATTTCTCCAACACACACTATTATTAGGGCCCTGAGCCTTTTGTATCCAGTATGGTCTGCCAAACAACTGAGAATCACTAGAAACCAGTGATCCACTGGGGGTTGCATAGTAAACAGACGAGGAGGCTGTATTTTGGTCTTTGTCAGACGCCCCCTGTAAAATATAGGTGTGCTTAACACCCTCAAATTCAGCCTCAGGTATACTGTCGCCCATGACACCATCCCTAGCAAAAAAGTGGCGAGCATACAACTGCTCACGTCTTCCAAAGAAAAACATTTGATTGCCATATGTGTCATTTGCCATTCTAAGAAAATCAGGCCATTTACATTTAGAAGCTACAATGTCCAAGGGTACACCTGAATGGTCCTCCTGCAATGTAGCAAAATTCATTGCACCAAAGCCAATATCACACATATCCCCATCCTCAATAATGGAACTAACAAGCTCTAAAGGAGGACATGCACCCATATCCTGCCTAGCATCTGCACATGGCTTTGCAGCATCCCAATGCTCCCCCAAACAAGGAGTACAGCCTACTACAAATAGCTGAGTTTGCTTTGGGTCCATAGAGACACTTTGTCTGTTTTCCTTTCCTGTTTTAACATAACTATTAGGATTTTCAGTATCCTTAAGTTTATTAAATAAAGGGTGTCCAGAAGAGCCAACGCTAAGGGGTCCACCACGACCAATATCCAGACCCCGTAACTTCCAAACAAGCCGTTCTGACTCGGCATTATATATATTGGAATCCACAAGTGCCAACTTGTTAGGATCAGGTAAAAGGATGTGAAAGGCCCTGAATTGATTACCAGATACCTTAGGTACAACAATTGTACCTTCACCCACTTTTGTAATTGGAAAATATGGGTGTCCTACAGTAAGCAGGCGGTCGCTGGAGGCATGGAAGAAAATAGACGTTTCCACAACGTATTCATCAGTAGGCAGTATTTTAGCCACTGGCTGAGAAGGTGGTAGATAAAGTTTACCGGACTGTGGCAGCCACAAAGACATCTGCAAAATATTAAAACATATGCGAACGTTTGCGTTTGCGAGACAGTCCAGGATGTAAATAAAATGTAGTAGAAGTAACAAAGGAATCTACTACCACAGAAGGAATAAAAGGTGTAGTGGGGATATATTGTGGAATAATAGTTGTAGTATTATGTTTACCAGCGGATGCAGTGACAACAAATTGTAATGCAGCACCAGGTGGTAAAGTAACAATATCTAAAGAGGGAAACTGGATGCCATGGTGAACCCCTGCAAATCGGAGACGAGAGGAGCTAAAATCCTCGGTTGTAGAATCAAGCAGCTCATTGTCTAGCTGTGGGCCTATTAATGTTTGACCTTCTATAAAACTAGATTCAGCTGTGTCTGCAACAATAGATTGTGCTGTTGCTGCATCAATAATACCTGTGTCACCGGAATGCTGACCTAAAGGCTGCAATTCAAATGAGTCAGGGTGGATACTACTTAAATCATAATAATAATGTACATGTGGACCTATTTGCAGGCCACTTCTTGTACGAATAGTGCCACGTTGACCCAACCTGCTTAGTCTAATGTGGCCTTCAGGAGTTTCAGATAAAGTAGGCCTACCTAAACGCACAACATCAGCAAAATCAGGATCTGGTGCAGCAGTAGCTAAGGCATTTAAATCCTGTTCAAATACAAGACTAACTTCATCCTCAAAGGCGGGATTTTCAAATTGAAAAGTAACCGCCTGTCGTGGGCGGTTTAGGAAATCTATGTTCCTAGTTCTAACTTGTTGAACCCGCCTATTATATAATTCACGAGCCCTTTGGAATGCTCTTTGAAATGCCCGAGGGGTACTAGTACGTGGTGGCTCTGCAGTAGGTTGAATATCAAATGTGGCAGACCCCTGTGTTTCCACAAATGTTTCTAATGGTATAGATTCCCCAATATTGACAACAGATCCTTCTGTTACAGCACCCCCTATAAACACCTCAGCTGCAGATTGTGTAACAGGGTCTGTAGGATGCCCATATACAGAGATGTATGATGGCGTAACATGTCTGCTACTGCCTACAGAGACCCTTTTAGGTGTTGATGCAGTGGGCTGCACCTCCAGTATAGCACTGGTGGGGTCAATAGTAGCAACAGCAGGAGAGGTGGTGTCTAGTGTTATGTCAGATACAGGATCTGTTACAGTAATAATATTAGGAGTAGATATATCAGGGGGCGTAGGGTCGCCAACAATCTCAGGTATTACCTCTAATGGTACCACAGAGGAGGACTGTGGTGTAACTGCATCTATAGGAACTATATCAGGAGGCCCAATAGGATCTACCACAACACCCGGACGTACTACAGTACCCTGTGATGTTACCCGACCCCCACCTGCAGACCCCGACCCAATGGGAACATAGCCAGAGGCCCCACCAGTACCCTTACCTGTGCCTATACCCAGACCCCCAAAGTAAACCACACTGGCAATCCATTTTAACAGTTTGTCTGCTAATGTTGTTTGCTCTACTTTATTTTTAACATCCTCAGGACATGTGCCTGACCCTGCACAATGTTTATATATATTTTCCACAGTATCCCGTTTTTGTCGCTTTTTCGGTTGTACATCCATGTAAGCTATTTACAACATATATAGTACATACACTTATACCTATGTAAGGGTTAGGATAATATACAGGGGACCATTGGCAGCATTATTGGCTTAAAATGAATCAAGGTTTCCTAATGCACTACTTGTGCCTTTAGGTAATTTCACAGTTTGTATAAACTTTTCCCTTTGTGATGTATTAGTAAATCCTACTATTATTCTAGCATTTCCTAATTGTGGACCCGCATCCGCCACCCATGTAAAAGCTGTGCTAATACACTGAAATAAGCCTCTATATTTTATTCTACACCTGTACCTCCAACATTTCAATGTATTTGAAGGCCCTTTAACTAATAATATTGGGGGATCCCAAGCCTCCGCTTGTAGCCTTGCAAGTCTTGACGGATAGTTTCTATCAGGGCTTCGATGTCGCGATCCCACTGCTGCAGCAGTGTCAGTAGAAGATTCTGAACCTGTGTCCCACCTGTGCTTGGATCGTTTTCGTTCTCTGTGTCTTCGCTTTCTTCTTCTATATTCGGAAGCCGAATCCTCTGAGTCGGTCTCTGTGGTCGTCGAGGTGGTCGAGGGGGTTTGCCTTCTGGAATGTCTTCGTCGTTTGCCTTTTCTGGCGCTTCGGGTGACTTGTGCGGTGGTGTCACCTTGCTCGGCCCCCGTCGAAGTGCTAGCGATAGAAGAAGGACCAAATAATACATCAGTTCCAGTCCTCACTTGCCACATCCCTTTTTGTCCATATTTTACTGCTTCCTTGGTAAAATGCACATAATAGTGTTTTTGCTTTACCATGTCTATAAAGTACAGGCCATCCGCGTCTACCTGTCCATGTGTTTTATGCCACAGCTCATCTGCATCTTGATAATATATTAGTCTCCATAGTGTATATGGCATAGCTTTTTCTTCCTCGTTGTCAAATAACACTTCCACAGTTACACCTCCTTTTTTAAATGTATTCTCTGGTGCTGTGGTAAATAGTTCATGGCTTGTATCTGTTAATGTCCATGGTTCCTGCCCATATTGGGATTTCTTTAGGCTTTTCAGCACCAACTGCATCATAATAGCAGTTTTGGCTTTGCTTTCAGATGCTGCCAATGGGGGCACTTTTTGTAGGCCCAATGTTTGTATGCCCTGCCTTCTGGCATAGTTTAGCAGTACATGCTCCTGCCTTACAAGATCCCAGTGTTGTATTTGGGATTCCAGGTCTGAGCGTCCGGCCTCATAAAGCCCCAGTAGTTTCTCTTGGACAGCATCGAAACGCTCCACCAGGGTCTCCATTTGTACTGTCTTCTGGGTCACAAAGGTCTAACTGCTGCTCCAGCTTGCTAAAAAAACATTTCCAATCTGTGTCAGTTATAATAAATATTGGATTTCCATTTGTATCTAATGGAAGTTTATGTGGAAACTTAAAACTTGTAATTCTACTCTGCAGGTATTTTAAAGAGGCCTCCGAATGCATATCTATGTTGGAGGTAACAAGTAATGGAGGTAATTTAATTTGCACTGGTACCCTATGCTTACAATCCACAGACACCTCGTTTCCATCTAAAGCACTTCTCATATACACATCCATAAATTGGAAACATGGAAATGTAGCATCGTCTATAAGCCCCAATTTAGCATCTGTTAGTGGTTGTAACCAAAACTGACTTTTACTATTAGCATATGATACTACTTTACCTTTTACATATCTAATTAGGCTGTAGCAAAACATAGATTTGCCAGTATCTGGAGGTCCCCATAGTGCTATACAGTTTTTCTTTGGTTGTCCCTTTAAAAACATTCTAAAACTTGTTAAAAATGCTATTACTGATATTTCCTGATATTTTAATAGGTTTATAATTTTTTTCCAGTCTCCGTCTGTTTCTATATGCTCTCCACATTTTTTTATCCACTGTGCCATACTCATTTGTTGCATTTCATACTTTTTGTACATTCTAACCATTTTTGCACAATCTGACACATACTTATATTGCTGGTTGCTTTTTAGCCATGCTGCTGCATTTGGTTCCACATCTGCTAAACATGCATATTGATAGGCTAATTCTGCTTCATCCCAAATATTATTGTCATATGCCCATTGCACCATATGAGACAGTTCAAATGAGTCTGCCTCCTGCTGGTGGTTTAGCATAGTTTGTCTTTTAAGCCAGTCAGGCATTGTTCCATGTACAAAACTTGTATTAGACATGCTTTGTTTATAAAAAAACAATGCTACTGGTACACTTCTATGTCGCGGAGGATCTGTTATTATTTGATGTTCCTGCACGTTTAGCACATTGCTAATCAGTTTTTGTACAGTATCTCTACATTTAGAACTTGAAAACTCAAACAAGCATAATACAGTAACTCCTGTACCCATACTAGGATTAATAATTTGTAAATAATCACAATGCACTTTAAATAGCGTCTTAGCCGCTTCCAACATTTCTGCTACAACACCAAATATTGCTGCTACCCAGCTATGACAACATGACTTATTACTTTGAAATGGCCTGGTTATTTCCTTATATCCCACTCCAAAAACATTTTTAAATTTAGTTAAAGCAGTAGCTTGTCTATTACTGCTGTGTAAAATATCCAGGCACCGTGTGTCGCCATCCTGCGTTGCACATACAGCATTTTCATCCCCATTAGTCAATGTCCCTGAATTAGTCAATGCCTCCGACGCTACCTTTTCCACCTCAGCATTAGAATCTTCAGGCTCATGTCCTAAGCCACTGTCCTCAAATAGTCGTCTTTTACTGCTGGATCCTCGTGGCGACACACACAGCGCTTCAAGTCGTGGGCTTAAATCTATTACCCGCTGCTTCGGGCTAGGACTAACATACTTTCGTTTTAGCACTGTTAGTAGCTGACTGTCTTCTTCTAGCTGTTGCCTATTTAACAGTGCTTGGGGATTCCCCCTATCAGGTTCATCAATATTTTCTATTAGTTCTGAAATATCTGTCCCATCGCTCTCTTCAAATAATGCTTCCAATGAATCTAAACCATCCTCACAGGTCGCTTCTGTTTCTATAAACTCACAAGCATTTGCTGTAATGTCAGTAAAGCAAGATGTACCTTTAGTGTCTTTGTCCTCCATTTCGCTGGCGTTGCTTTGCACAGGCTGGACACACAATATCCAGGTTTCCACACAGCTGTTGTTCAAAGTTTCTAATGCCCTCCTCCGTGGCTACCACATACATACACAATGACTTCTCACAATACTTGCAATCTGTCACCACCCGGTAAGGACACTTATCCTGCTCTTCCTGCTCCTCCTCCTCCTCCTCCACAAGTTCTTCACCACAGAGTAAATTTTGTGGTAATACTAAACTATGTAGTTCTAAGTTAATATCTTTAATTGTTGGTTTCTTTCCCCTCAT